GCCTTTCCCTAACTGACCGCCGCCCCCGTCTTTTTTTTATGCGGACAAAATTAAAAAATTCAGCCCATGTCAGGAAATGCAGTCAGACCAGGCCGAGGCCGCAAGCCGAAACCCAACAGCAAGAAGAAGCTGAGCGGGTCCAAGCATGTGAAGCCGGACGAACCCCAGTTCTCACAGCTCACTAATATCGAGCCGCCACAATGGATGGATGAAATGGCCGTGGCCATGTGGGAAACCGTCTGCCCTGAACTGTGCCGCGAGCGTGTTCTGACAATTACCGATGTTCACAATCTGGAAGTGTTCTGCAGCAGCTACGCCAACTGGCGAGAAGCACAGTTTCACGTGACAACTAACGGCGTCACCATGACTGATCAGCTTGGACAGGTAAAAAAGAACCCAGCACTGACCGCTCTGAACGAAGCCGCACGCCAGATGGCAACCTTCGGCGCAATGCTCGGTCTGGATCCCGGCAGCCGTCAAAGGCTGATCGGTGGCAACAAACCTGAAAGCAATAACCGTTTCTCGGATTACTGATGGCAAACCAGTTTGTAAACAAGGCCAACAAATACGCCAGAGACGTTGTTGCCGGAAAAGTGCCCGGTTGCCGTTATGTGAAACAGGCCTGTCAGCGTCATCTTGACGACCTGCAGCAGGAAAAAGACAAAGGTTTCAAATACCGGTTCAACCGCACAGCAGCGGAACGAGCCTGTAAATTCATTCAGCAGATGCCCCACACCAAAGGGGAGTGGGCATTCAAGCGTATGCTGATCACGCTGGAGCCATGGCAGTTGTTTATCGTGGCCGTGGCGTTTGGCTGGCAGCACAAGAAAGGCGGTCTGCGTCGTTTTCGTGAGGTGTACACGGAGATACCCCGCAAGAACGGCAAGAGTGCTATCTCTGCCGGTGTCGGCGTGTACATGTTTGCCGCTGACAACGAATTTGGCGCGGAAGTGTATTCCGGTGCCACATCAGAGAAGCAGGCATGGGAGGTGTTCCGCCCAGCCCGCCTGATGGTGAAGAAGTCCCCCGATCTGCAGGCGCACTTCGGCATAGAGGTGAACGCCAAGAATCTGAACCGGCCTGCGGATGATGCCCGCTTTGAGCCGGTGATTGGTAATCCTGGTGATGGTGCGTCACCGAGTTGTTCGATTGTGGACGAGTACCACGAACACGACTCTGACGCACTGTACACCACCATGCTCACTGGCATGGGCGCTCGCCGCCAGCCGCTTATGTGGATTATCACAACAGCCGGTTTCAACATCGACGGCCCCTGCTACGACAAGCGTCGCGAAGTGATTGAAATGCTGGAAAGCGGCGGCAACGACGAACTGTTTGGAGTGATTTTCACTGTTGATGAAGGCGACGACTGGACAAAACAGAGCGTTCTGGAAAAAGCCAACCCCAATATGGGCGTGTCTGTTTACCGGGATTACCTTATTTCTCAGCAGCAACGGGCCATTAACAACCCCCGCTTCACCAACCGGTTCAAAACCAAGCATCTCAACATCTGGGTTTCAGCCCGAACGGCGTTCTTTAACCTGGAACAATGGAAGGCACGGGAAGACACAACCCTTACCCTCGAACAGTTTGAAGGCCACGACCGGCACCTGTCGTTCGATATGGCGGCACGGCTTGACCTCACAGCCATGGTTCCGCTGTTCACCCGGGACATCGACGGACAAAGGCACTACTACAGCGTTGCGCCACGCTTCTTCGTGCCAGAAGAGACGGTGTTTGATAACGACAACCGCCGTCTTGCCGAGAGATACCAGCAGTTTGCCAATTCCGGACACTTAGTGGCCACCGATGGCGCTGAAATTGATTACCGCGACGTGTTGGCAGAAGCCATGCTGTACAACCGTTGCGGCTCTGTTCGTGAATGCCCGATTGATCCACACGGGGCAACTGCACTGGCTCACCAGCTGGCCGATGAAGGCATGGAGCCTGTGATTATCAAACAAAACTTCACCGGTCTGTCAGACGGGATGAAGGAGCTGGAAGCCGCTATCGCTTCCGGCCGTTTCCACCACGACGGCAACCCGGTCATGACATGGTGTATCGGCAACGTGGTGGGGAAATACCTCGCCGGATCGGATGACATTGTCCGGCCAATTAAAGAAGCACCCGACAGCAAGATAGACGGCGCAGTGGCACTGATTCAGGCCGTTGGTCGCGCCATGTTAAATGAAACTGAATACAACCCTCTCGCAGATTACGACCCAAACGACCTCACATGAAACAAATCATCATTGATTGCCTCGGTGTTGCCGGTTTTGCAGCACTGACAGGAGGCGTTTATCTGCAGTACGGCCTGCCTGTTTCACTGATGCTGAGTGGTTCTTTGGTGCTTGGATTTGCCCTGTTAGCCAGCCGGAACGCCTGATGCTCGAATCTGTCTATGAAAAACGGGGTGATCCGCTGGAGAATCCAGCCAACTCCATGTCTGATGTTGAGTTGCTGGACTACATCCAGAGCAACTCCGGTATCCACGTCAGTGAAAAGGAAGCCATGAAGCATGCAGCGGTTTATAGCTGTATCTATGTGCTCTCCAGTTCGCTTGCTCAGTTGCCTCTCAATGTGATGCGCAAGCAGGGCAACAAGATCGAAGTGGCCACCGATCACGCCGCTTACGATCTGCTCAGCCACTCTCCAAACAGCTGGCAAACAAGTTACGACTGGCGGGAAGGTGAACAATCCCACGTCAGTGGCTGGGGAAATGCTTTCACCAAGATTCGCAGAAATAAAAAGGGCGAGCTTGCAGAGCTGTACCCATCTTTTCCCTGGGCGACTTCACTGCTGAAAAACGGCAACCGGTACGTTTACTCAACGTACGATGAAGATTTTGGCTACGAAGCCGTTCAGCCAGAAGACATGATTCATATCCGGGCGCTTGGTGTGGCCGGTATTGACTGGCGCATGGGGAAAAGCCCTATCCGTCAGCATGCGGAAACCATCGGCCTTGGTTTGGCGGCGCAGCGTTATGGCTCCAAGTTCTTTGAAAGTGGTGGGCGAGCCACAGGGCTTGTGACACCCAAAGGTGCTCTTAACAAAGAAGCCTGGGGGCTTTTGAAATCAGCATGGAAAGCCGCCAAAAACACCTTTCGAGATACAGGGGGGGAAATTCTTCTCCCATCAGAGCTGAACTATCAGGCAATGACTATCCCGCCTGAAGAGGCCCAGTTTATTGATTCCCGCAAAATGACCCGTTCAGAAGTGGCCGGAATCTTTAACGTGCCAGCTCACATGATTAACGATCTGGACAAAGCCACATTCAGCAATATCAGCGAGCAGGCTATTCAGTTTGTACGCCACACCATGATGCCGTGGGTGGTGAAGTGGGAGCAGGAGCTCAACCGCAAACTGTTCACAGCCGCTGAGCGCCGGGCCGGTTACTACGTCAAGTTCAACCTTGCGGGCCTGCTTCGCGGTACCGCCAAAGATCGTGCCGAGTTTTACAACAAAGCCATTACCGATGGCTGGATGGATCGCAACGAAGTTCGTGCCCTGGAAGACCTCAACCCCCGTGATGGTCTGAGCGAGCTTTTGATTTCCGTGAATGCCGTACCCGCCTCCCAGATTGGCAATCAGCAGGAGAACCCCAGTGAGTGATATTGAAAAAAGGACGTTCGCCTGCGAGCTGCGGGCGGCTATGGATGGAGACACCCCAAAGATTGATGGCTATGGCGCTGTTTTTAACAGTCGCAGCGAAAATCTTGGCGGTTTCAGAGAAATTATCATGCCGGGCGCTTTCGATAGCGTGCTGGATGATGATGTGCGTGCTCTGTTTAATCACGATCCTAATTTTGTGCTGGGCCGCTCTTCGGCGGGAACTCTGGAGTTAAGCACAGACGATAAAGGCCTGCGTTACCTGATCGATGCTCCCAACACCCAGACCATTCGTGATCTGGTGCTGGAGCCCATGAAGCGTGGCGACATTAGCCAGTCATCTTTTGCCTTCCGTGTTGCCCGCAATGGAGAAGAGTGGGAGGAGGATGAGGACGGCGTCATTGTTCGCACCATCCACAAAATGCAGCGCCTGTTTGATGTCAGCCCGGTGACTTATCCGGCTTACACAGATGCCGGAGCCGCCACCCGGTCACTCAAAGCTTGGCAGGAAGCCCGTGAACAGGGCGTCCTTAAACAAGCCATTTCTCAACGTCAGGCCAGAGAGCGCTTGCTCGATCTGATTGGCGCCTGATTCAACCCCGTCAAAAGGAAAACCCTATGACACTGCATGAACTGCGCCAGAAGCGTAAGACTCTGGCTGATGAGATGCGCAAGCTTCACTCTGATATCGGCGAAGATACCTGGAGTGAAGAGCAGCGTGGCAAATGGTCCACCATGAAGAAGGACCTTGATGGTCTGGAAGATCAGATCAAGCGCGAAGAGGAGCTGCGTGATCTGGATCAGCGCTTTGTGGATAACCACGAAGACGACCACGAAGAACGTCGCAACGGTGGTCAGGAAGAAACCGCTGAGAAACGTCAGGCAAAAGCCTTTGAAGCCTTTATTCGTGAAGGTCTCGGCGAAATGGATCCAGAGCTGCGTTCTGTTATCCGTGAAATGCGGGCGCAGGGTACAGACCCGGATTCAAAGGGTGGATTCACCGTACCCGTTGAGTTTCAGAGCCGCGTTATTGAGCGCATGAAGGCGTATGGCGGTCTGGCCAATATCGCCAACGTGATCACCACATCTGACGGTCGCTCAATGGAGTGGGCAACCACAGATGGAACCGCAGAAGAAGGCGAGCTTCTGGGTGAAAATACAGCGGCAGGTGAAGGCGATGTTAATTTTGGAATGGAATCCCTTGGAGCGAAAAAACTGTCTTCAAAAGTTATCCGCCTGTCTAACGAGCTGCTGCAGGATTCTGGTGTTTCTATCGAATCTCTGCTGGTAAATCGTCTGGCTATGCGCCTTGGTCGAGGTGAAGCCAAGTACCTGGTGAATGGCTCGGGTGCTGGCACACCGGTACAGCCTAAAGGGTTGGCTACTTCAGTAACCGGGTTCACCACCACAGCCGGTGCAACCATGGTATGGCAGGATTTCAACGCACTGAAACACAGTGTTGATCCGGCCTACCGCAACAGCACCTGCCGCTGGTTGTTCAATGACTCCACCCTGCAGGAAGCCTCTGAGCTGGTGGACACCAACGGCCGCCCACTCTGGGTGCCCGGATTGTCCAGCGATGCTCCGGCCACATTCCTTGGTCATGCGTACCAGGTTGATCAGGCCGTGGCAGAGGCGGCTGCTAACGCTCAGTTCGCCTACTTCGGTGATTTCAATGCCTTCATTGTGCGCCGTGTTGCGGGCATGTTCATTAAGCGTCTGGTTGAGCGTTATGCCGAGTATGACCAGACCGGTTTCATCGGTTTCCATCGTTTCGACTGCCTGCTGGAAGACGCGGAAGCCATCAAGGGCCTGAAGCTCAAGGCGTAACCGCAAGGTAAACCTTGGCACGCAGGAAAGGGGGAGCAACTACTCCCCCTTTTTCATTCCCCGGCAAGGATGGCAAACCAGTGAAACTGACCAAATCATTTAAATACTCCATTAACGGCTTTGAGGTAGAAACCTTTGAAGCGGGAGAGCATGAGGAGCTGCATCCTGATGTAGTGGCTTATGCAGAAAAAATCGGCGCTCTTGCAGGAGCTGAAGAACCACAACACCCTGTTAAGCCAGAGCCAGAGCCAGAGCCAGAGCCAG